GCGATATGTGTAACCTTGTTCACCACTAGCCATAGCATAGTTTACTTTACAAACTACATCCATTTGTTTAGCAAGTTCAACTGTTTTGATAATACTCCAATCGTTCATATCATCAATAACAGCAATAAACTCAGGACGGTATCCTACAAGCTCTAACATCTTGTCTGACACTTTCCAAAAATCTTCTTCAGTGAATACACTCATGTCGCCTTTGAGTCTACCACTACCGTATTGGAAGCTGGTAGCAATACCCATGCGTGGATGATTAAAAAGTTCAACCCACTTATCTGGCTTAACATAGAAAGGCCACAAGTTACTAGTAAAACTAATAGTTGCAGGCATGTTGTGTTCATCTAAGAACTTGATAATCTTCCAGTAATAGTCTGGCTCAACCATTAGCGGATCGCCACCATTTACAATAATAGTATTAGTGTCAGGATAGCGTTTTAAAAATCTAAAAATATAATCGTGATCAAGTAGTCCTGCATTGTTAGGGTCAATCTTAGTTGACGAGCAGAATGTACATTTAAAGTTACACGCTTCTGTTGGTTTAATAATAAGATCCATTAAGGTGCTAACTCCATCATTAGTGTTTTAGGTGCAGGGCAAGTATCGCCCTCCCATGCAAGTTTGTAACAGTCGCCGCCACAATAAAACTGCACGGGGCATTCGTAGCACTTGGGATTTCTATTTAACTCATTGGCAATATTACACATACGTTCTGGATGATACAATACTTTATCGATGTCGTCGTGTATATGTGCATAGTGTGCTGTGGGTGCAGAGTTAGGACATCCTGCAATAGTACCATCTGCATTTATAGTGAACAGTTTTTGTTCGCAATCTCTACAGAATGTACTTGCACGAGTAATGCCTTCTTCAAACTTCATATACACACTTTCGATAGTCGAGTTGTATATTTTGTCACGCAAGCCCCTTGCTTGTGTTTCTTTGTGTAACAACATATACCAATCTTGTATTTCTTTATTTGTAGGAAATATTTTAGGATTGCGTACAGCATTACCGTCTGAAGTTAAACGTTCAAAGTCAACTTCTTGTATTCCTAATCCAATCAAATATTCAATGACGTCTGCTGGATTTTCTTGTATCATGTCCTTGCTTAAACTAACAAAGCATTTTATTTCTACACCGTCTGCTGTTAGTTGACGTACATTATCTTCCCATAGCGTTTGCTGTTTAGCATTAGCCCAACGTATAAACGGATCATAACTTGTGCCTAAACGCTTGTGCAATATACCATATATTAGATCAAGTTTTTCTTCTGTAAGTTTATAAGTTAGGTTAGTGGTCATGCCATAGTAAGCACGTTCTCCCCAAACATCATAGGTCAGTTTGTGGAATAACTTCATATCCTCTACAGGAGCAAGCATAGGCTCACCGCCGTGAAACTCAAATGCTATTGCACTGTTGGGCATTTTAGCATACAGCCTATTAAAAAAGTCTGCTGTAGCACGAGGATCAAAATAAATCTTACGTCCGTTAATACCGTTAGTAAAACAATGAGAACAGTTTAGATTACAAGTCTCTGTTGTTTTAATATAGGACATATATTGTGTAGCATTATGTATTGTCATCGATGCCCCATGATATCATTATACTTTCTGTTTTATTAGTTGCACGATGCGGAGTGTTTGCTGGAATATACAAGCATTGACCTTGGTGTGCAACTATCTCTTTGTCATTAACAATCATAGTTTTAGATCCGTGCGTAACTTGAATAACAAGATCTACAGGATCAGTGTGCGTATCAAAGCTAGGACTGTTTTCCCACGCAAAGAATATGTGTGCTGTACCTTTGAAAAAATGACACAGCTTTTCATAACGTTCTACTTTAATAGTAGTATTGCGTTCAACAAGTAGTTTATCTAATATACCTAAATATGAAATATAATCCATATCTTCTAGGTAATGTTGCAAACCATCTTGATCAATATAACTTACCATCTTGCGTAACAATGCATCTTCACTTCTTATAAGTGATACAAAGTTGTTGTATGATAAAGTTACACTGGGCAATAGCATTTAACACCACACATCAAATGGCATGCAGATACGCATGTCTTTTACAGTCTCAACATTGTGCCATACAAAGCTAGGGAATATAAACAGATCACCTGCTTGAGGCTTTAGTACGATAGGGTCAAACATATGATTAAGATTGCTGTTATAACCTCTATTAGCATTACCTCTAGGATCGTGTAATACTAGTTCTCCGCCTACAGGAGGAGTTGCAAGATAAAGAATACCAGTAAACTGACTTCCTAGGTGATTGTGTATATGGTGTGTAGCACCTTCTCTATAAACATGTACCCACCAGTTAAACGACCAAGTTTCTTGCTTAGGAAAGTTATCAGCAAAGTAATGTTTTAGTGTGTCTGAAATAAAACTATGTGCTGGTAACAGTTCAGGATATTCTTCAATGTCAGCTCTTTCAGCATCGCTTACACCGTCAGGGAACTCCAGTATAATGCTGTTAACAACATTACCTAGACTTTCTTGATCTTCCCATTTGTAATGAGAAAGTGGAGTAGGCCATACATGTTTAGTCGCCATCGTGATCCTCTATGTATTGCAAGACATCAACTGCTGTCATGACTTTAGTTTTTATTATAGCATTGTTTAGAGTATTTCGCAACCCCTGATGTAAGGGTTTTGGCCAAATACCGAACTCTACCCAACAGTATCCTGAATGCTCTTCATTTAATACTGGAATAAACTCGTCATCTACAAAACATAGATATGTATGAAAGTTAAACTTTTCATCATTACTAACAAAAAGTTCAAGTGGAATAACTTTGTAAAAATCAGGAAGGTCACCGATCTCTTCAGTGATTTCTCTTTGTAGTCCTTCCCACGGAGTTTCACCACTTCCGTTTGTACCACCTACTAAACCCCAGTGACCTGGTTGCTTAACGTGAGTACGTTGAAGTAGTAAGAAGCGTTTAGTGTTAAGAGAGCAAATGAGAGCTCCACTGCAAACTATTTTATCTGTCATACAAATATATATTTGATTTAGAGTATGACTTGCCAGTATCCTGGCTGATATAGTCCTTCCCAGGCTTTAACCCACTGTTCACCATCCCATTTAAACTGAATGCCGCTGTTAGGGTTAATGTTTGTAACATATGTTACATCTGTTATTTCACTAGAATCAAAAATAACAGTCCACTTCGACCCGTCCCATTCAATAATGTCGTTAGCATTTGCTATAAAGTCTGAACCGTCAGAGTTTTTCCAAAAGTCTGGTCCATCTACATTATTTGTACTTCCTATGTCACCAGTTAGCAAGAATCTAGAACCAGTTTGAACTGTTGGCGGATTTCTAGTAGGATCAACAACAGCATTAATGTTACCGTCATTGCGTAATGCACTCGTTATTAATGTGTTTGTAGGAAGTGTGTCTTCGTCCCAGTTAACTGTAAGTTTAGTTTCGTCTGTAGGATTAATAGTTAAGTATCCTACAATAGGAGTTTTTGACTCTTCTCTGCGTAAGAATATTTTTGAAAGACCTGCTCTGTAAGTACCGGGTAGTGCATCAAGTATACCTTGCCAGTTGCCTTGCGTTCCTGTCGGAGAAGACTTTTCTAAACTAGATGCATCATTAAGACCCATTGGTTTAACTAGTTCAATGTCGTTACCAAATACAAGTGTATGCCAAGTATTTGCATTATTACTTAAAGAAGAACTAAATCCGTCTGGTACTGCTTGATCCCATCCTGGGAATAGAATGCTATCACCAGGAATGTTAATACCAGTTTCGATAGTACCTCTTTCCTCGTCACCAATAGACATTCTAACCGCAGTTACAACACCTAGTTGTTTTACTTTTACTGGAGGACTAATGTATATAGGACAGCTAAACTGTAGTGTTGATACATCAATCTCGCTTTCAGTTCCTTGCGGAATACTTCTACTGCTCCATGTAATGCCTTCAAGGTTTACAACACTTAAACTAGTCCAATCAACAAAGTTGTCTGTTGTTTGTATTTCTAAACTTGGATTAAAAAGCATTAAAATCTGTTCTACTAGTTGAAGTTTTTGATCTGTGTTTGTTGACCAAATGTCTGCATTTACTGTTAACGTGTACGGACTAGGCATTAATCTTTCAACAGTATACGAGTTTCCTTGTTGCGTAGTATAACGTTGATTTACTTCATCAAATCCACGTTCTCTAATATTAACTTTACTAACAAGGGTTGCATCTGAAGTTCTCGATCTGTCTTGCTCTAGACCAGTTACATACATGCCAATGCGCGGCGCACTTGGTATTTTGTTTTCTGAGTTATCTCTAATAATACTTCCTACTTGTCTAGTAATATCACCATACATAACAGGAACTTGCGTAAGTTTACCGCTACCATCTTCGTATGTAAAGTTGCTTAGTAGACGCAACATCTGGTTAAGATACTTTCTTATCTGTCCATCATAAAAATGTTGCATTAGTTATCACTCCTTGGACGCAAAGCCTGTGACAGACTTTGACGTTGTTTAACTCTATCATTATAGAATATAACTTCCCATAGACCCGAATCTATTATTTCTACAGGCAGGTTAAGTTTTACTAAAGTAGTATTGTTCTTAACATGTGTGTCATATAAACTTGGATGTTCGTTAGCATCTAGTTCTACAGTGTATGCATTAAGTTTTATCATTACGTATCTTGGATTAGTTGTAAATGCTTCAACGTCAGTTAATGCAACTGTGTCGCCTTTTTGTAGTGCTACTAGATCTGAAGTTATCTTATCAATGTAAGTGTAGTTGTTATTGTTAATAAACGATGTTTTTTGTGTCTGTCTTGCATCGTCATTAGTTAAGTTCATTCTCATATTGTCACGCATTTTAATCCAACGAGTTCCATCATAACGAAATAATCTGTTTGGTAAAAAATCAACACGTAAGAAATAATCGCCATCTGCAGGAGACTCAGGAAACGTAATACCAGTTCCAAATGGAGCACCGTCCGGTGCTTCTGTTGAGCCAAGTAAGTAACCGCTGTATCCGTCTTTTCTTGGAGTATTTCTTAATGCATCAACAGTTTGTAATGATGTTGCATCTAGTGTACTATCATCAACGGTTGCTAGATCTACAGTTCCTTCTTCAGTTGACAGAGTATAAAAACTTGTAATGTCATAACCTGACTTAGGTGCATTTGCTTCTGCTTCTGCTAGGTTAGCATTGTTTATTTGCATTTCTGCTTCATAAGTTGAAAGAAGATCTCTTAGAGAACCTTCCTCTGGTGCATCTTCGTTCATTGGAAGATCGAGTATTTCTTTAAACTCTTGGCTATCAACAATCTGTTTAAGTTTGATTCTATACAAGTGTGGATACCAAGTAGGGCTAAATCCTTCAGCAGCACGGTTAACATCTTCTACAACATAGAAACGTTTAAGTGCTACACTATAATCATTTGCTGCAAACTCGTCTTTAAGATGCGGTAGTTCTAGTACATCTCCGGGCATTATTTTACGACCAAGTGTATCTACACTGCTGTTAATATGAATAGTCATAAACACTGTATCGTTTTGTAAAAATAATCCAAACTGACTAAGATCAAAGTCTATGTCTTGGACATTGTATATTCCTCTAATAGAATATATGTCTTGATCATACTTTCGATCTCTATTTTCTAAAAATAAAAGATCTTGTATTTGTCTTTCATCTTTCACAGTGGTTCCGTCATCGGTTCCAATGTACTTGTGAATAAGCACATCAGTTCCACCGATCTGAAACATTTCGTATATCTGTCGGTCTAGAAACTTATAATCAAGACCTTTTTCTGGTTTATATAAACTGAGTCTGGGCATAGTACAAGTATTTATTAGATTCGAGCTCATAAGATAAATACTTTAAACAAATGCTAGGAATAGGATACTATGACTCAAGAGATTATTAACGTTGGCAGTAGCCCGGACTCCGGTGACGGCGATACACTGCGTTCAGCACTTATAAAAACAAACAACAACTTTACCGAACTGTACGGAAAAGTAGGAGGCTTTCCAGAATGGCAAGACGGCCTACAAGGACAAGTTCTTATTGTCGGAATCGACGGCAGCATTGGCTGGGGCAGCGCAACTTCTTCCAGTACAGATGCAGCTACATTAGGCGGACAACCACCTAGCTACTACTTAGATTATAGTAACTTTACTAATACACCTAGTATCACATCATCCCTAGCAGCGTTAACTGATACAAGTGTAGCAGGAGCAACTACAGGACAAGTACTATCATATGATGGTGCAGTATGGACAGCAACTACACCCGCAGCAGTAGCGCAAGCATTAGATGATTTAACAAACGTAAGTGCGGCTACTCCTAGCAACGGCCAAGCACTTGTTTGGAGTGGAAGTGCTTGGGTTCCAGGGGCAGTAGCAGCTGACATTAGTGCAACAAGTATTAATGCATTAAGCGATGTAGATACAGCAACAGCAGCACCAACAAACGGACAAGCACTTGTATGGGACGGCACAAACTTTGTACCAGGTACTGTAGCAAGCACAGGCGGCTCAATGGCAACATTGACCGATGTTGATGTTACAGGTGCTATCACTGGAAGTGTTTTAAAATACAATGCAACAAACAGTACTTGGGAAGTTGGCACAGATGACAGCGGCTCCGGCGGGATTGCATTAACCGATTTATCAGCAAACAATCTAGCAGCAAGTGGTGGCGGCTCTCTTGCTTATAACAATACGCTTGGATTGTTCTCTTTTACTCCGCCAGACTTAACAGTATATGCAACAACTGCAAGTTTAGCAACTGTAGCTACTTCTGGTGCATACAGCGACTTAACTGGTACGCCAGTTCTAGCAACTGTAGCAACAAGCGGAGCATATGCAGATCTAAGCGGCACTCCAACTGTTCCTACTAACATTGCAGATTTAGCAGATGTAAGTGCAACAGTGCCAACAACAGGACAAGTTCTAAAATGGGACGGTGCTGTATGGGCACCTGCTGCTGACAGTGAAGGCACAGGCGGCGTTGGTATTGCACTAACTGATATTAGTGGCACTGGAGATATTGACTTTAACCAAGTTACTGGTGTTATTAGTTTTAATAATAGTTCAGGATACATTACAGGCATTGGGTCATTTAGTGTTGGTGCATTAAATGATGTTGATATTACTAGTGTTGCTCCGACAAATGGACAAGCACTTGTATGGAATGGTAATGATTTTGTTCCAGGTTCAGTAGCAGCAGATATTAGTGCTACAAGCATTGATGCATTATCAGACGTTGACACAACTTCAGCAGCACCGAGCAACGGTGAAGCACTAGTTTGGGATGGATCTAACTGGGTTCCGGGTGCTGTAGCATCAGATCTAAGCACTTCTAGTATTGACGCACTTGCTGATGTAGACACAACGTCAGCAGCTCCGAGCAATGGCCAGGCACTAGTTTGGGATGGTTCAAACTTTGTACCTGGTGATGTTGCAAGTGTAGATGGTGTTATTAACTTTATTATTACTGCTGACGGTACGAACAACTTTGTATTCAATGGCGGCGGCACAACTAATGCAACAGACCCGATTGTATACTTAACACGAGGGCAAACATACACGTTCTCTATGAATACAACAGGTAGTCCGCTATGGATTAAAACATCAGCAACTACTGGTACAGCAAACGCATACAACGATGGCGTAACGAATAACGGCACTGACAGTGGAACTATTACATTTACAGTTCCGCAAGATGCTCCAGACACATTGTATTATATTAGTCAGTTCTATCCAGGTATGACTGGAACAATATATGTTCTAGACAAGTTTACACAAGCTGACTGGAACATAATGTTTAGTACTAAGTCGACAGACGATTTGTCAGAAGGTATTATTAATAGATGGTACACTGACGAACGTGTAGACGATCGTGTTAACTCACTTGTACAAGCAGGTACAGGTATTAATATTATTTACGATGACCTAGCAAACACACTAAGCATTGAAGCTACAGGCGGCAGCACAGGTGGATCGAGTACATTCTTAGGTCTAACTGATACACCAAGTAGTTTTGCAGGATTTAGTAACAAGTTCCTTGCTGTAAATGCAGCAGGCGATGCAGTTGAGTTTGCAGACATTTCGACTGCACTATGGGGCAGTGACGTTAAAGGTTCTGTATTTGGTGACGATTCTACAGTACTAGTTGACGGCGTGTCTAACCTATTAACAGGTGATGTATTAAACGATACTGTACGTACAGACAACTTAGGCGGCGCAACAAGTGCTGTGATTAACGTAGCAAATAGCACACAGTTAACATTTGGCACAGGCGGCTATATTTTAGGACGTCCGATATCAACACTTGGTGCAACACGCATCGAACAAGGCGGACTAACATTCTCTAGCACACTTCCGATGATAGTTAGAGCAGATCCTACAAGTCCAAGTCAAAACTTGAGCTTTGAAGGTTTCTTTACTGGTAGCTTAAACGGTAGTGTTAACGGTACATTAAGTGGTGATGTTACAAGTACTAATACATCGACATTTAATAACTTAACTGTTAACGGTACATTTACATCAAATGGAACACTACAGTCTGATTTACAAGGTAATGTTATACTTGGCGGACTTAATAATGCAGTAATCAAAACAGAGTTTGATGATGTTATTATTAACGAGTTTGGCGAAGTACAAAACTTAAACGGACAACTTCCAAGCTATTTCTTAGACTATAATAACTTTACTAATACACCAGCAGTACCTACTGTAACTGATCAGATTTCAGAAGCACAAGGTGCAACAAATGTGTATCATACAGCAGCTAGAGCAAGAGCTTCATTAAGTGCAGGAACTGGAGTTATTTACGACAATGTCACTGGCGTTATTGCTATTGGACAAGACGTTGCTACTAATGCTAATCCGACATTTAATAATCTAACAGTAAGTGGTAACTTAACTGTACAAGGTACAACTACACAAGTTAACACAACACAGTTACTAGTTGAAGATAATATTATTACACTTAACTCAACTGTTACTTCTGGAGCACCTAGCATAAACGCAGGTATTGAAGTACTAAGGGGTGATGACGGAGTTAAGCAACTAGTTTGGGACGAAGCTGTTGACAAATGGTCAGTGGGTAGCGATACTATAGTAGCTGCCACATTTGAAGGTAATCTAAACGGTAGTATTACAAGCCCAAGTGCAACTATCGAACTAACAAGTGCAACTAACAAGATTAGAAGTTACTATGCAACACTTGTTGACTTGCCTGATGCAACAACTTATGCAGGTATGGTTGCTACTGTTCAGTCAACAGGCGAAGTGTATGCTGCTATTAGCGGTAACTGGAATCAACTTGTTAGAATAGGCGGAGGTCTAAACACTGACGGAGTTCCAGAAGGCGACAATAACTTATACTGGACAGAAGCTAGAGGCGATGCTAACTTTACTAATAACTTACTAGCAATATCAACAGACAGTTTAGCAGAAGGTAACTCGAATAGATATTACCAGACTAGCTACTTTAATGCAGACTTTGACTACAGATTAACTAACTTGTTATCAAGTGATGTTACTGAAGGTACAACTAACTTATACTGGACAGAACAGCGTTTTGATGATAGCTTTAGTTTAAAAACTAGTGACGACTTAGCAGAAGGCATTGCTAACTATTACTTTACCGCAGCAAGGTTTGACACTGAGTTTTCTGCAAAAACAATAGACGACCTAAATGGAGTACAACTAGGTGCACCGGCAGTAGGCGATGTTCTACAATGGGACGGCACACAATGGACTAATGGCAGTACATTTGCTACACTAGCAGGCGATTTGAAAGGTAGTGTATTTGCAGACGACTCTAGTATAATGATCGACGGTCTAACTGGCGAAGTCAAAGGGCGTATTGCCAACGACGACTTAACTATCTTTAAGCAAGGCGCTGATGTAGTATTTGCACCAGCAAGCGCAGGCGACGGATTTATCTTTAACGGCGGCGGCACATTATGGGCTAACCAAAACGTACTTATTTCCGGAACAACTAACGTACAAGGTAATATTACAACCGAAACCGGTGTTAATATTGCTCCAGAGTTTGATTTAGACGGTAATATTGGTGCTATTTCGTTTAGGTACAACACAATATATGTACAAAATGTTGAATCAAGTGATATACGCGGCGACTTAACAGGTAGTGTATTTGCACAAGACAGCACACAGATTATTAATGACATCGACGGCACAGTTGTTGGCGATGTTAACAACACTAATGTTACAACAGGTGTTCTAAGAACTGGAACATTAAATAGAACCTGGACTGAACTTATTACATCAGTTACTGCTGAAGCAGGCAGTGCGTACATTGTTGATACTAGTGTAACAGGCGGGGTAACTATTACGTTACCTACATCAGCAGCACTAGGTGATGAGATTAGAGTAATAGATGGGTTTGGAACAGCTAGTCAGTTCCCGATCACTATTAGTAGAAATGGACATAATATCCAAGGTAGAGCTGATGACCTCGTAATACAAACAGACCGTTCTGCATTTGGACTAGTTTACTATAATGCAGAACAAGGTTGGATACTAACGGAGAACTAATATAATGTTTTTAGCAGAAATAAAAAATGAAGCAGCAAAACCTAAAACCGTAACGGAAGGGTATAATGCTGGCGCCGGTGATACTATAATAGTAGAACCTCAAAGCAGAGTTGAAACAGACACACTTGCTAACTATTTGCCAGGATTTAAAGTGCAGCTATCTCCAAATCCAGCAGACGGTGATGTTGTAAGGGTTATTGTAAAAGGATACGGACACACAGAAAATGCTGTTAGTGTTCGTGCTTGGCACCCGATTGATTTTAGAACTACAGCACAAATACCAGATGGAACATTTACAAATCAATACATTGCAGATACAAAAACTTTAATCATTCCAGACAAAAACTTAGAAACAGTTTTTGTTTATAACGGTTTAACAGATACTTGGGACACTAATACACTCACAACAGACTTAGATTACAGACGCTTGCGCCCAACAGACACTGAGTTAACAGGTGACAACTTTGTATTAGACACTATCGAAAATGGCACAGCAATGTGGGAAAATCCATTTAACTATGATGCTACTATTACACAAGAAGCAGTATTTGGATGGAGCGGGCCTACTGCATGCGCAAACCATTTAGGTTATATTGAACAAAGATTTGGACCTATAGGAGCAGCAGGCGACGGAGCAGATTGGCCATCAACTGGTACTGCTATTCTAGGCGACCCGCAATGGCACGATCATCAGTATGATAGTGCGAGACCTGCAAACACAGTTACTTGGGCAACACAGCTTCTATCTACAGTAACTGACTTTGGCTGGTACATTGGCACAAATGGTTCTGGCGCAGCAGACAACATTGCACTCAATGTAGCAGTAACATACGGAACAAGTATTGGCAACTTTGTTTCAGGTTATCGTGCATTTAATGCACACATAGGCGAAAGCGCATTAAATGCTACTGACGTATCTGTTAGTTACAATACTTTAGATACTTTTCCAGATCCACTAGCTAACGAAGGCTATGCAGCAACACTAATGGAAAACTTTGATACTAACTTCCAACTTGTTAGAGATGAGATTGCCGCTAATCGTCCGTTCTTTGCTTGCTTTGCACACTGGAATCTTACAGAAAAAACAAACCCACAGAATAAACTACCACCTGAAACTATTGGCGGTCATGAAAATACTAAAAACTTACCTATTAAGTTTTACAGTTGGGGTGCATCGCAGACTACTGGTCCTAACAACGAACAGTACTACACAGGCGGCGTAGACGATTTTGAAGATACTGTAGGTCATTGGGCATTAGTTGTTGGTTATATTGAAACACAAGCAGCATACGCCTCGACTCCAACAGCAGCACAACATCCGCATATTTCAGCAAACAGTAAATATCTTATTGTAGTTGACGATAATGCACTAACTGATGCTAATGGTGCAAGTGCATTAAATGGTATGGAACAGCGTGTACTAAAGGCAATACCTATTACTGAAAACGGTGTAACTACTGGTAGAGCAAACTTACATGCAACTGTATTTGTAAATGTCGACAATGCAACTTATGCCGTATAAGGATAAAACTTTATGAGTAACATAACTGAAGAAAAAAGTAAACTATTTGACTATGTAGACGCTATGCTAGGCGGAGGCATGGTTGATGTTGAACTAGATCCAAGACACTACGAGATTGCATTAAGTAAAGCACTATCACGATACAGACAACGTTCAGATCATTCAGTTGAAGAAAGTTACAGCTTTTTAACATTAGTTGAAGATCAAAACGTATATACACTTCCAGACGAAGTTATTGAAGTTCGTAAAATGTATAGACGTAGTATCGGTTCACGTAGTGGTGGCGGCGATGGCGGCACATTATTTGAACCATTTAACCTTGCGTACACAAATACATACTTACTAAGTTCTAGCTCAATCGGCGGTTTGCTAACGTATGAACTATTTTCAGGTTATCAAGAACTTGTAGGACGTATGTTTGGTAGTTTCATAGAGTTTAAATACAACAGCAACAATAAACAACTTACAATATTACAACGTCCAAGAGCTGACAAAGAAGAAGTCTTATTGTATACATATAACTACAAGCCTGACATTGTGATCATGACAGATACATATTCAGGACAATGGATTAAAGATTACACACTTGCAGCATGTAAGTACATGCTAGGTGAAGCACGTTCAAAGTTTGCTACTATTGCCGGACCACAAGGCGGATCAACTCTTAACGGTGACGCACTAAAGGCTGAAGCACAGAGCGAAATGGAAAAACTTGAAGAAGAAGTTAAAATGAATGTTGCAGGCGGTACTGGCTATGGATTTATTATTGGTTAAAAACTTCTTGACAAATGGACCGGATCCTATTATAATATAAAACATATTGTAATAGGAGTCACTGTGTTACCAAAACTATTAGTAGTAGGCCATGGCCGTCATGGCAAAGATACTGTATGCGAAATGTTAGAAGCATACGGATATACATTTCAATCAAGTTCAAAGTTTTGTTCTGAGTTATTCATTTTTAACGATCTCAAACACACTTACGGATACGCTAACGAAGAAGAGTGCTACAATGACAGGCACAATCACCGTACTGAATGGTATAACATGATTCACGATTACTGTAAAGACGATTTAGCACGTTTAGGGCGCAACTTATTTGAGAAGCATGATATCTATTGCGGGCTACGCAACAAGCGCGAGTTTTTTGCAATGCAGAACGAAGACATCTTTGATTACGCTATTTGGGTAGATCGCTGTGATTACTTACCTAAAGAAGATCCTAGCTCAATGAGTATCGAACAATGGATGTGCGATTACACTATTGATAACAATGGTTCGTTAGAACGATTAGAAAAAAATATAGCCGTGTTAATGCGTAAGATTTTTAGAAGTCGGGGATTAAGTCTCCCTGCCTCCACCGCACACCTTCTTTCTGTAGAATACGCTGACAGTTAGCACAAACAGTTTTTAAGTTACCAGGACGGCAGTTATCTAACCTGCCGTCTATATGATATACATCAAACTGTTCTTCATGCTTGCTTTTAAATCCGCACTTTTCACAGCTTTCTTTTTTTCTATATCCTGATTGAAACCATAATGGCATTCCTCTAGGAGCACCATATCTTGCACAGCTTTCGCACTTAGATCTAAAATAAACTTTATTATCCTTGCGATAGTTAATAGCAGCCGGTTTTTTATTACAACTTTTACATAATGGACGCATCTTGTATTTATGCTGCCCTTTATGGTCCCTTTTTTGAGCTGTTTAGCAGTAGGTTTTGCCATCAAACTGCTAAATACTTTAAACAAACGCTCATAGGAGAACATTAAAATGGCTTTAGAATCACCAGGAGTACAGGTTAGCGTAATAGACGAGAGTTTTTACACTCCGGCTGAACCTGGCACTACACCACTTATTATAGTTGCGTCTGGACAAGACAAAACAAACAGTTCAGGCACAGGCATTGCAGCAGGTACACTTGCAGCAAATGCAGGCGAAATATACACAATGACAAGTCAAAGAGAACTTGCCGAAACATTTGGAGATCCGACTTTTTACACTGACGCTAGTGGCGCAGCAGTACATGGCGGTGAACAAAACGAATACGGACTACAGGCAGCATACAGCTTTTTAGGTGTAGCTAACAGAGCATACGTAGTACGTGCAGACGTTAACTTAACAGAACTATCTGCAACATCAGAAGAACCAGCAGCAAACCCAGCAGCAGGAACTTACTGGTTTGATACTTCTGCAACTAGCTTTGGTATTTTCCAATGGAACAATGCTTCAGCTGTTGCTGGCGGACAAAAGTTTGCCGCAGTTACTCCTATTGTAATCACAAGCGATGCACAGTTAGATAACACTGCTCCAGTACAAAGTATTGGTAAAGTAGGCGACTATGCGGTAACTGCAACAACTGCATATCCTATTAAGCGCCTATGGTACAAGTCAAGTGCAAACAACGGTACTTGGGTTGAAGTAGGTTCAAATGCATGGTCTATGGCTTGGCCAACCATAGCAGGCACAAAATCTTCTCCAATCATCCAAGGTGGCGATACTTTAACTATTAACGCTACTAACGTTTCTATTACTGCTACAGTACCAGGAACAGGTGATCAAGATTTAACACAGCTTGTTTCAGCAATCAATACAGAGTTAACTAGTGCAGGTAAATCGAGCGTAATATCTGCTGCTATTGTTAACGGCAAACTAGAGATTTATGCAAGTAACGCAATCGACGGAAGTTCAACTGAAGCAGATAACTCAAACGGTATTACACTAGGCGGTACACTTGTTGCTGCTGTTGCTGCTGATAGCCCGATCGGAGTTGCAAACGGAACTTACTATCCGCCAAAACTACAAATGTCAGCGCACACTAAAGTACCTGAGTTTAAGCAGATTGATACATACAATCGTCCAACAGGTAGTGTTTGGGTTAAGACTACTGATCCAAACGG